TCATTTGTTTTGCTTAAAAAGTGATTGGGTTTCAGCAGGGAAAGCGGCAGAATCAGCATCTATTTATGCAAAACAACTACAGGAAACTATAAAACAATATGACCACATTCACGACAGAAGATAGGCTTAATGCTGAACCTATCCCATTTGCAGGAATGGTAGATTTAGCAATTTCTCAGGGAACTGAAGAATGGCGAAAACTTAGGTTAGGCAAAGTAACTGCAAGTAGGGTTGCTGATGTTATGTCTAAGATTAAGTCTGGGGAATCTGCTGGTCGTAAGAACTACAAGATGGATTTGGTAGTTGAAAGGCTCACAAACATACCTACAAGCAGTTTTAGCAATTCAGCTATGGCTTGGGGTACAGAAACCGAACCACTCGCTAGGATGGCTTATGAAGCCTTTAAAGGGGTATTTGTAAATCAGGTTGCTTTTGTTGAACATCCAACTATTGAATGGTTTGGTTGTAGCCCAGATGGAACAATTGAAGATGGATTAATTGAGATTAAATGTCCCAATACCTCTACTCATATAGATTATTTATTGGCTGAAGTGTCACCATCAAAATATATCCCACAAATGCAAACCCAAATGGCTTGTACAGGGGCAAAATGGTGCGATTTTATATCATTTGACCCTAGACTACCTTCTGAGTTGCAGTTGTTTGTAGTGCGATTGGATAGGGATGAAGCATATATCCAGCAAATAGAAGATGAAGTAAAGCAGTTCCTAGAAGAAGTTAAACAAGTTTATACACAATTGAAAGCGAGAATGTAATGGGTATTAAATATGACTGTATCGTCAAAAATGGCACTTATACCGATAAAAGTGGCAATGAAAAGAACCGCTGGCAAAAGATTGGTGTTTGTGTAGATACCAAACAAGGTGGTCTAGCCATCAAGTTAGAAGCAATCCCAGTTACTTGGGATGGCTGGATTTCATTAGCAGAACCAAAGCCAAAAGAAAATGCACCAGCCACATCAAGCAGTTTGGCTGATATGGATTCGGATGTCCCTTTTTAAAGTCTATTAGTAGATAGGACTAAACTTCACGATTCTGCGACAGCCCAGAATAAACCTATCAGGCTGTCAATACTTTTTTAGCTTGTTCAATTTTTAGGATTCGATCATCTAAACCATTGAATCCACCATTGATTCGCTTTGTCATTTCTTTGGTAGCTTCATAATTGTTTTGATCTGCTAGGTCATTCAGACCTTTTTTGTTCCAAAACCAACCAGCAGACATAGATGCATAAGGCATTTCCAATAGCATATCTGGATCGCTGATTAAATCGATATTAAGGGCATTAGATAGGGTTTTATACAAATCTTTGCCAGTACATTGAATGATCCCCCTGCCCCTGTATTTCCAGCCATCACCTGATTCTTCATCGCCATTACCCATGCGATTGGCATAGACCTTATTGGCAATCATATCTGGGTGATTGGCATATTTATCAGCTATTTCATTTGTAGGGAATCTTGATCCCCAGATTGACTTTAAGCCATTCGATGAATAATGCAAATTCTCTTGTAGCACTTTGAATGAATTAGATTCATGCATACATTGACCAAGAAATGCAGACTGCCGATTTACATTGTTAATGGAATATCTATCACAAGTCTTTTGAAGCCAAGGCAACCAATCCGGGTTTATACCTAGTTTTGCTAATTGCTCAGGTGTCATTTGATAGCATAAGTTTCATTAACCCACTTCTGTAATTCAACTAGCATTAAAGTTGTTTCTGAGCATTGTCCAGCAAGAACATTGTAGGTGGAGACTGCATTAACGATGCTGGCGGTGTTGGAAAGGTTGGGCATGGTACTGGAACTGGGCTGGCGCACCCCATTAGAATAATAGGTACGCAATAAACTAAGTTTCGCATCATATTCATCTTGTATTCCTTTTTTCACTAATTCATGCTGTTTTTGGATTGATTCTACTTTTGCTTCTTGGGTCTTGGCTTGAATTTCAACCGACTTTTTATATTCAATATATCGTGAATAACCCATCCAATAGCCAGAGCCAAAAAGGATAAAGCATAAACCACCAAGAAATGATATTTTGACATAATCGATCATTGGTTATCCAAGGGTTTGTTGGTCAAGAACCTCAATATTGCCACAATAATCCCTATGAGGATATAGCCATAGCCATAATATTTAGGGTCAATAAAGTTTTGAATATATGAAAAGTTATCCATTAATGCACCAAATACTACTAGGGCAAAAGAAAACCAAAGGGTTTTTGATCTATGTTTGGGTTTCATTTCCAATGAGTTTTAACAGAATCTATAATAAAGTAACATAGACCAATAGCACCAGAACTAAGCAAGCCAATAAAAGTTTTATCAATAACAGCTTGTCTAAATGCCGCTTTTTTTGCTTCTGCTTGAATTGCCAATCTTACCCATTTAACTTCATCATCTGATAAAGGATGGGATTCGACAGCTTCAGCAATAACTTCTTTAAGCAAAACAACTAGATCATCTTTTGTTATTGCATCTAAACTCATAGCTACCCCAGATAATAGGTTAAATTATTAATAAATCTTATATTATCTGGAATTTAAAGATATTTTAACACTTCTTCTGGCTTTACAAATGCATCAGGATTATATTTGGTGAAATCCCACCATAGAAACTGATTATCAGCAAGATAATCCCTGCTTTTTAATAAGTTAATATTTTCTGGATGCCCATATATCAATGGATCAGATACAGACCAAAGAACAATCCCTTGTTTTTTACAATCCCATGCAAGATGCTGAAAAAAGCTATCAACCCCAATCCAGATGCGACATTCAGCTATTAGCTCTCTAAGCCTTGCAATAGGCAAATTTTTTAAAAATTCATGCACTAATGGTTCTTCGCCTTCTATGCCTACTTGGATAATTGGCTCATCAATCAATGCAATCAATTCTTTCCAATATGGATAGTTTTTAGGGTTTTCTTTGCCATTCATTAATTTTTTGGCATAAGGATGAATAAGAATCATAAATATAGCTTTCTGTAGGCATCTTCAAGACTACCTTTCCAATTCCATTGCGCCATTTTTTTATAAATATTCCATTGGTCTATATCACCAAATAATGCTTGAGCTTCAGCTATCGACTTGCCGGGAACAATCTCAGGATAACAAGTAAACACAATAGGATTAGAAATCTCAGGAAGTATATGGCTGAACACAATATGGTCACCAAAGCCACAGTTAAGAACAACAATGGTGCTATCACAAAATCCAACAATATTTCTAAAAATAGCTTCATCATGGGCATATAGTTCTTGCTTATTTTCACTTCGGATTCCCCCTTGCGCCTTTAAATGCCAAGTAACCGCATTAGGCACAGTTAAGATTTGGTATCGCTTTTGGTATATACCATAAGTAAATAGGGTTTCTTCCCGATGAGCTACTCTAGACAGCCCCAAGTTATAATCATGGATACCAGCCCGGTATAAAAATGAACAATGTAAATGCTCAACTTCCTTTATTTGTTCTATATGATTCCATTGTATATTGGCTTCTGCATCTATATTTTTTACCTTACCAGTTGATTGGGAGCAATCAAAAATCAAAGGTGGAGTAAGAATTGAGCCGCCAATAGCACCTATTGTGGTATCAATGTGACTACAAAGTTGTTCTAAGACATTAGGTTCTGGGATGGCATCGTCATCTACTCGCCAGACCCAATCAAACCCCATTGTGTTTGCTCTTTGATGGATATGGTGCTGACCTTTTTTTTCAGCATAAACCCATTCCCAAGCAATTTTTTTAATATCTAATATTTGAAATATGTGTTGGTATATAGGGTTTTCCCGCATATCTTCGGAATTGTCATTATCATCAAATATAACCAGCTTATTAGGGCTTTTGGTTTGATTGGCTATAGCCATCAAAACCATTGGCAAAGTCGTGGTATATCGCCCTCTAGTGGCTACGGAGCAGAGAATTTGCATAGCATTAGGTTGCATCTGTTTTGTTCTGTAATAGGTTCTGGCTGGTTTGTAATCTGTCCATGTTCATTAACATATTCAAACTCAAAGCCCTCAAAATGGGACTCATTTAAGCCATGTAGTTTATGATGCTCACCCCAAAAACCTTTAGGTTCATTCCAAGGAACTGTAAGTAATAATCGTTTGCAATGTTTCTTTAGTTTCTGAGCTATTTCTAGCCCATTGTCTAAGTGTTCAATGACTTCAAAAGCAATAATATTAGTATAAAAATCCAAGTCATATACATTAATATCGGCAGAAACAAATCTTGCGGTGTCTGACCATTGCTGTTCTTTTGCGACATTAATAATGATAGGATCATAGTCAAGACCAAGATAATCGACATTATTTGGAAAATATTGGACTCCATAGCCTGTTGTACATCCTAATTCAAAGATTGAGCCATTTAA